ATCCACTTTAGCTTGCAATTCACTTGAAACAATTTGATAATCATAAGTATTTTCAATCTTTTGAATATATGGAAATTTACCCTTTACACCAGGCACTAAATTCCACGGAAATCCACTAGATGTCAACATATCCATTCGAGCAACATATTCATCATCCTTTACTCCATTCAAAGATTCAAATTGTGACAAGAGTCGGCGACCAATCTTACTATTTAAAGGTCTCATAATATCAGCTACACTTTCAATTACCCTATTCAAAATTACTGTATCCACCAATGGTGCTGGATTACCATATTTCTCAATACCCTTCCTCAATGGGGTAATATCTCCCAACTTAAAAGCCCGTGGATCCATTGAGTGTAAAACAGCTGGTCCAGTTTTAATTGGATAAATTTTCCCATGAGTTATTGAAGGTATTATTCGAGTTTTCTCCGCAGCTCAAGGATGTTTAAAAATAGTACCAACTTTTGTAAAATTACCCTGTGCTTGTATACATCCCAAATCAGTGTTACAAATATCAACCTTAGGATAAGCTGGTTGCAAATTAAATCCCAAAACGCGTAAACCATCCGTGATCATTTCTTCAGTTACAATTTGCGCTATCCCATCACCTGTGCTACCACCAGCAGAATGAATTCCAACGAGTTTTTTAGCAGCATACTTATCCATCATTACAACAACTGAACCACACATTCCGGGAAAAGTTTCTGTCTTATAAGCCCACGCTGTTGCCTCAGCTATAATAAAATCAGAATCTACATTTTGATTTGATATAATTTTATCCCTAACCTCTGGTCTTTCCCAAAAGTTACTCTCCTTACGCAAATTTGCTGAGTAAAAATAACACAAATCATTCCTCTTAACAGTAGTATCTATTTTATAAACAATTGGTAAAGTACATCTATCAACTGTTGCCATCATTGCAGGAAATTCTTTAGCAAATTCCAAACCAGCATTAGTTATAAAATGCTTGGAGATATCTTTATAAACTGGTAAACAAGCCTCCATTTCATATAACACCACATCCTTTCCAATACGAACTAATTTTCGAGGATTATAAGCACTTCTAAAAATAGATGTTCCAATCTTGACAATAATAGGAATCCCCTCTTTATGCTTTTCACCCTCACGATTACAAAAAATATGATAAACTGTCAATAAAACCCTTCCACCAATCATCGTACATACCATTTCATAATCTTCAATACTAATTCGCCCCAAATGTGGCACTAATTTATTGTTCGTCACTTCAATAGCATTTTGATCAATAGAACCCTCACCCTTAGTTGGTATTGGTGGAATAACCATTGGTTTTATCTGATTCATCCTCTGCTGAGTTTTCAAATGATGTCCTGAATAAACCCCTTCTGCTGCTAGAAATTTTTTAACCCGAGGATCTCTAAGTGTATGATCAACAATTTCTTCAACCTCTTGATCAGTTAAATTCGAAAAATCCTCACAATTATCCATAGCATTAGAAAAAATCTGAACCATTTCTGGAGTTGAATTTCTTAAACGTGAATATAACCCATCCCAACGACCTTCAGCCAATAATTTCTGAACACGAGGATGATTAAAAGTAC